TGGCGGTGCGCCAGCCGAAGGCTGCGCCGAAAGAACCGCCCAGGCCGCGCGCGATGGTGCGCGAGCCGGGCTACGCGCCTTTCGGATAGCCAGCCGCGGTTGCCGGGCCGGCATGCTATCCTCATGGTTGCCTCGGGTCCATGCCCCGGCTTGTTACCGGACAGGCGCTGGCGGAGAGGTTCTGCACCCCTCATCCCCCGGCCCCGAGGTAGAATGATTACGGGCAACCGGCCCGAAAGGAGATCGCGCGCATTTGGGAAGCTGAGCTGAGCGGACCGCATTCTGGATCGGGCGCGGTCCGCTCAAACTCGCGCGAAAAACATGCCAGCGACCAGCCAGGCTCAGCAGCGCCTCATGGCTATTGCCGAGCACAACCCCAAGGCGGTCTTCAAGCGCAATCGCGGCGTCCTGAGCATGAGTCATGAGCAACTTCACGATTTCGCTGCGACCGCACGCGCCGGACTGCCCCGCAAAGCGCGTGCCAAGAAGAAGCTGTCCATCGCCGACATGATGTAGGCGTGGTACCCTGTGGCCATGACCAAAGAGCAATCGGCCATGGTCAAGCAGCACCTGGCCGAAATGTCCAAAGCCATCGGCGGCGGCCACATGCACGTCCACGAGCACGAAGATGGCTGGACCAGCCACCATGTGCACGATGGTGGCGAGCCGGTGGGTCCCCACGAACACGAAACCATGCCAGCGCTGAAAAAGCACGTTGGCGGCTGCATGGACGGCGAATGTGAGAGTTGCGACTGATGGAACCGGATCTCCAGTGGCTCGCCATCGCCGCCGCAGGGTTCGTCGCTGGCTTGCTGCTCGGGATGGCCATCTGGCGGCGGCGATCCAATTCCTGGGAGGATTAATGGCCAGCAGCATCCACATCAATCCAGCGCACCGGGGCTTGCTCCATAAGAAACTTGGCATCCCCGAGGGCAAGAAAATCAGCGTAGCGACACTGATGAAGACGAAAGCCAGGGCGCGGCGCACGGGCGACGCCTCCCTGATGAAGGAGGCGACGTTCGCCGCCAATTTTGGAGGCCACAACCGATGAGGTTGCGATTACTGGAAGAACTTGCTTGGGTGGATGCGCACCCGGACGCAATCAAGCTACGATGGCGGCCGGATTGGCCCGCATATTGGTTCAGCCCCATAACCGGCCATGAATACCCATGCACAGAGGTATCCCGATGAACGAAGAGCAGAACGGGAAACCGCCCGAGAAACCCTACCTCCTGGTCAAGATGGAGGAAGGCGTCGCAGTTCTTTTCCGCCGCGAAGATGGGATGCAACTCGGATCGACTAAGGAAGGCGTGTGCTTCTGGGGTGGCGAGGAAGACTTTCCGCATAAAAAGTGCCGCGCGTTCATGTCGCGCAAGCACGCCGTGGAAGGTTTGCTCAAAGTCTACGGCCTGAGCGAGGATTCCGTCGATTACCGGGATGGCACCTCGCGTCTGGTGACTGGCCGAGACGATGCCGATGCGCGCCTCCGGCAGACCTTGACCATGTAGCATGGCCGCCCGCGCCCAATCCGGTTTCGACCTCGATCCCAACTCCATAAAAGACGACGACATCCCCCAATTCGCCCGGCGCTGCTACCAGCGCTACATGGAGGCGACTCAGGAACAACGCGAGCGGGAGAAAGAATCGCTCGGCTTCTACATCGGAAGGCAGCACCAGTGGCGTCCGGGGGAGATTCAGGCGCGCGAGGGCAAGAACCGCCCCTGGCTCACCATCAACCGGTGCAAGCCGGCCGTGGATCAAGTGGAAAACGAAGCCCGGCAGAATCCCCCAGGTCCCAAGGCTTCGCCGGTAGGGGGGGCGGACGGCGATGGGGCCGACATCATGGAAGGGTTGATCCGCGAGTACGAATACCGGTCGCACGCGCAGGGGTCCTACATCAACGCGCTCCGGTACGGGGCTGGAGGCGGTTCCGGCGCTTTTGAGTTGGCCACCGAATTCGCGGGCGAGCGCACCTTCGAGCAGCAACTCGTTGTGAAGCCCATCGAAGATCCGGCTATGGTCTTCTACGACCCGGACGCGGTATTGCCATGCCGTGAGGACGCCATGTGGCAGGGCAAAATCCGGGTGCTGAACGCTCAGAAAATGCGTGAGGAGTTTCCGGACGCGCGGTTGAAAATCCTCAATGGAACCTTCCTCGACAAGGCGCGCGCGGCGGCCGGAGCGGTGCAGAACTTCATGGGCTGGGCCGGAGAATTCGGCTCGATCAACAAATGGACTTCAAGCGGCAACGGCCCATTTTGGGTGTGCGAATTCTGGCGCGTGACGTTGAGCCATGAGAAACTGCGGCTGTACACCGATGGGAATCTCCGTTTCGACGGGGAAAGGATTCCCCCCGGCGTGAAGGAGAAAGAGGACGCGGCGGTGCGCACGGTTCCGCGCCGCAAGGTGTGGAAGCACATCATCACGGCGCTCGATCACATCAAAAAAACCGAGTGGCTGGCGCCGCGCATTCCGATCTACTGGGTGATGGGCCCCGAGATTTGGCGAGACGGCAAACTCTACCGGCTATCGCTCATCTCAAATGCCCAGGATGCCAACCGCGGGCTGAACTACGCTGCCACCAGCGCCACGGAGATCTGCGGCTCGATGACCAAATCGCCGTGGGTGGGCTGGGAGGGCCAATTCGATACGACCAACGCGCAGGGCTTCAACCCGTGGGAGTCGCAAGGCACGCTTTGGGCCTATCTTGAAGTGAAGCCGGTCTTCGCGACCGATCCAGTCAGCGGCGCATCGCAGCTTCTGCCAGCTCCCCAGCGCAATACCTGGGAGGCCCCGATTCAACGGTTGATGGAGTTGGCGAATTTCTTTGCCGAGCAGGTCAAGGCAGCCACGAGCGTATTTTTCGAGCCATCGCTGCCGAGCGCGGCTCAATCGCAGTCCGGAGCGGCAATCAAGGCGCTTCAGCAGCAAACCAACATTGGGACAATCAACTGGCAGGACAATCTGCACCGGGCGGTAGCGCTCAGCTACCAGGACGCCGCGGCTATCTTGCCGGAGATCTACGACGGCGAGCGCGTCAAAACCATCGTCCGGCCCGACAACCAGCACGAAATTGTCACCATCAACCGGGAATTTCCGCCGCATGAGATCGACCAGGCGACCGGCAAGCACAAGGGTGGCCAGCCGCGGAACTCGATCACGCTGGGCCAGTACTCCCTCCGCGTCGAGGCCGGCCCCAACTTCGAGACGCGGACGGATGAGTCCATCGAGGACCTGACGGAAATAGTGAAGTTCATCCCGGCGCTCTTCCAGAATCCGGCGGCTGCCGCGCAGTTCATCCGCCTGGTGGGCAAAGGCAACCCACAAGTCGAGCAACTGGCCGACTCGATCCAGCCGCAACCTGGCCAGGATGCCAATCCCGCGCAACTCCAGCAGCAGATTCAACAGGCCGCTGCGCAGAATCAGCAGCTTATAGGCGTAGTGCAGAAACTCCAGATGGCCATTCAGGCGAAACTGCCGGAGGTCGAAGCCCGCAAGTTCGCCGCGCTGGTGAAGGCCGCGACCGACATCCGCGTCGAGCAGATCCGCCATGGAGAGGGTGACAAGGACCGCAGCCAAGAGAACATTCAACACGCCATGGATCAGGCTCACGAGCTGGCCATGCAGGCGCACGCGCAGGCTGGCGCGCAGCAACTGGCCACGACGCAGGCTGCGCTCCAACCACCGCCAGAGCCGGGGGCACAACAATAAATGGGAATTATATACATGACTACCTCGGAGCGGAGAAAGGTGTAATGACTCAACTTCTGTTGCATCTGGTCGGTGATTACATCACGCAGTCCCACTGGATGGCGACGAACAAGACCAAAGCGTGGATTCCAGCGCTGATTCATGCGACGATTTACAGCATCCCGTTCCTGCTGATTGGTAGCCCGTTTGCGGTGTTCGTCATCTGGTTCACTCACCTCTGGATCGATCGTTTTAGGCTCGCGCGTTTTGTTGTGTTTGCAAAGAACCATATGGGCTTTCCATGGCCTAAGTGGTCGGACTGTTCGGCTACTGGCTTTTCGAGCGATGTCCCTGCGTGGCTCGCCGTTTGGCTTCTCATCATCGTAGACAACACGATGCATCTTGTGATCAATTACGCATCGCTGCGATGGGCGAGGTAGTCATGTATATAATTCCCCAATAAATGGCCCACCCCAATTACTTCGACGGCGATCTCTACACGCTGAACGGCCAGGGTTACCCCCCTGACGGCGGTACGATGCTGATGGGGTATTATGGCGGCGCGGCATACGCGCTGGCCTGTAACTCCCAGCGCCAACTTCAAGTTGCGGTGACGGGGGCGGGAGCGGGCGGAACTTCTTCGGTGGACGAGGCCGCTTTCGCCGCGGGGATTTCGGCCGGCACGCCGCTGATGGCGTACGATCCGACCAGTGGGGAACTGCTGATTGTCGAGACTTCGCCCGGCACGCGCATCCTGGCCAGCCAGACCACGGTAACGCCGCCTACGTCGAACGCGGCGAGCGTCCCGGCGCAGCAGACCGTGGGGAGCAGCTCCGGGGCGGTCCTGGCGGCCAACGGCGCGCGCAAGGCGTGCGGGGTGAAGAATACAGGGCCCGTGACAGTCTACCTGGGTCTGGGGCGCACACCGACGACGACGGCCTACCATGTCGCATTGCAGACCAGCGGCATCTCAGACGATGGTTTTGGCGGATACTGGGATGGAACCGTTTCCGGAGTCTTGTGGACCGGCGCAGTGAATGCGATCACGGCGGCGGGCGGCGGGAAGGTCCAAACGGTGGAACTGACATGATAATCGAAATCGAACTGGCGATAATCGCGGGACAGCTTGCGGGAATCGCTTTGCTACTGTGGAACGTGACCGAAGAGCCAAGACGAAAGAACTCCCGCGCGCGAGTAGAAGAACGGGAACGCCTGAAGCGCCACGAAGAGTGGCGGAGGAATCAAGATGCTCGATAAGCGGTGGAAGAAGATCCTGGCCGGGTGCCTGCTGGCGGGAGTGCTGATCGCCCAACAGCCGATCCAGTTGCAGACCGTCAATGGCGGGGGCGCCGTCGCGCTCGGCCACGGAACTGCGGCAGCGGCTCTCCGCGTGGAGTTGCCCACCGATGGCACCGGGCAGGTAACCCTCGCTTCGGGAGCCACCGTGGCCTTGGCGGCTGGCTCCGCTTCTGTGGGCACGGTCGGTTTGAACGCTGGCTCGAACGCCATCGGCACGGTCCAACTGCTTCCGCAGTCCACCAGCACTTACGCGCTCACGGCCTACGACTTGGCCGCCACTGCCGCAACCAACGTCAAGGGCAGCGCGGGCAACGTCTATGGCTGGTACGGCTATAACCCCAACGCCAGCACTTGCTTTTTGCAGTTCTATAACTCGACTTCGGCCACCCTCGGTACCTCGCCGCTTCATCAGTTTGGTATCCTCGCCGGTGCCAGCTTCAACATGCAACCCGGCCCGGTTGCCATATTCAATTTGTCAACTGGCATCAGCACGGGGCAGACGACCACGGCGACCGGGAGCACTCAGTGCGGCTCGGCGATGGTTATCACCATCATTTACCAGTGAGGCTTTCCGCTCTGATTCTCGGTTGCTGCGCTTGGCTGAACGCCGCTCCGGTAATTCAGCATTCCTACAACGCCACATCGGTCCCCAAAACGGTCACCTCAACTACGGCTGGCCGGAGCATGGTCTGGTGGGTGGCGTCGGCGAGCACGCCGACTCAGTCGCGCATCACCGGGGGCACCGGGGAAACTGTAACCCCGACCGTGACCTATGCGGATCCCAGCGGGGAAATCATCTCTATTTTCGTCGTGAAGAGCCTTCTGGCGAGCGGCACAGCCATCACCTGTAGCTCCGGATCTCCCGATAACTGCGGCGCGCTGAATTCGCTGCTGGCTTGGGAAATATCCGGAACGGACACCACCACTACGGTAGATCACATTTCGCATTGCCAGTCGCCATCTGAGCTTTGCGCGGCCGTATTGTCAGGCTGGGGGTCCGGCGCGCCGCGCACTTTCCTTCCATTTAATCCGGGATATAATTCGGAAGCCGCTCTCATCGCTTACTACTGCTCGGGCAATGCCAGCAGCTTCGCGACGGGCAGTTGGTCGGGCACCAGCTTCCCGGCTGGCAACGCGGGAGGTTCCCAGATCACCAGCGGTTTTGGAGTGGTCACCGGCGCGCCAGATTCCGGCTGTGGCTCGACAACCACCGGAGTAATCATCGGGATCAAGGGTTCCGGGGCCACGCAACAATGCGCCGGCACATCCGCTGTGGCCGCCGATGCCGATTACTACGGGTACAGCGCAGAATCGGGCGTCAATACAAATGCCACCATGACGGCTACCGCCAATGCGGGCGATCTTATGGTTATCGTGGCATGGTGCTCGATTACTTGCGGGGCCGGCACGGTGACTTTCGGAAGCCAATCCGCGGTCCAGACCTCAGTGTCGGGCAACAGCAGCTCCACCAATGGACAGGCGCGTCTATTTTATATTCTCTCGGTGACCACGGGAGGGTCCGCGACTCTAACATTCGCCCCGACCAGCACATGGACCCATGCCCAAGTGGCGTATTATGCTTTCAGTTACGCCGCCGGATGCACCTTCACCCACAATATAGATTCGACCCTCGGGACGGGCACCGGCACGGCCATCAACACGCCATCCATCACCCCGACCGCAGGGGATCTGGTCTTCAATTTCACTTGGGTAGATACTCACATCACGGCGCTCGGCTCTTCCTGGTACTGTAACGACCAAGTCACTACTGGCGATTGCACGTTCAACGCAACGAAAAACGTAGACGCCTACATCCTGGGATCTGCCGGAACTTCAACGGCCAACTCCATGACCAATTTGAATGTCACGGATAATTGGCAGGGATTGCTCTCGTCGTTCACCCTCGCGGCCCCTCCGGCGGGAGGCTGCACCAGCACGTTGATGCTCCTGGGGGCGGGCTGCAAATGATCCTGACAGCCCTGAGCCCGCGGGAAGCCGAAGTGGCGGCGCTGGTGGCGGCCGGGTTGTCGAACAAGGAGATCGCCCACCGGCTAGCGTTGACAGAGGGTACAATCAAGACGTACCTGTCCCGGCAGATCTTCCGGAAGCTGCACGTCGGCAGCCGGACGGAACTGGCGGTGCTGATCGCGAGGGAGTTGAGCCATGCGGTGTGAAGTATTTCGAAACAAGGGAGCGGACGTATGATGTTCGGCTTGCTTATCCAAATCGTGATCGTGCTGATTATTGCCGGTCTGGCTCTGTGGATCGTCCAGCAGATTCCCATGGACCCGGCCATTTCGCGCATCATCCGGGTCGTGGTGATTGTCGCAATTGCGATCTGGCTGATTTACGTTTTACTGGGGCTGCTGCCAGCGACGGGGCTGCTGCACCGATAACCGAGAGGAACTGAATCATGCATAAAACGGTACTACTGTTGGCGCTGGCTATCCCCGGATTCGCGCAGTCCTGCCCTACCGGAGTCGTGCACTGCACGAGCCTGAGTTGGGCGGCGGGCACCACGCCCGGCGGAGTCGCGGTGGGATTCCACGTCTGGAAGGGGTCGAACTGCGCCGCGGTCGGGACGCCTGGGCAACCACCCGCACAAACCACGCCGTACGCCACCGTGGCATCTCCCACCGTGGTGGCCTACACGGACACCAACGTCACGGCAGGGGCGACGGTCTGCTACGGCCTGACCGCCTACAACGGGTACGGTGACTCGCCGCTGAGCGGGGAGGTCTCAGCGACCACACCGGCCTTTTCCGTCCCTCCTGTGCCGACTGCTTTGTCGGCTGTGGCCCAATAGCCAGTTCTGCCAGCGATGCAAGGCGCTATAATCGGGCCGAAGGAGTATTCCCGTTATGCCTGAACCATCCTCCGGACACTCGCAGCAGTGCTCCGAAGTAAACATGCTCAACTCCAAACTTTCCTTGGATGAGCAATACGATAACCGTCGCGAACTCCTGGCGCGTGAGCGCGCTTGGGAAGACCTCAAACTCCGAAAGGCGCAGAACGCCGCGACTTTCGACCATTTCGTCGATATGACGACCGCTGGCGCCACCGCCGCTTCGCAACAGACCGGCCAGACCGAGAATCAGCAGACGGTCAGTCCGATCCGCACCGGCGCAGGCGATGCCATCGCCGCGGTTCCCGGCGTATCTGCCGGCGCGATCTCCGCCGATGTAGCGAACTTCGCAACCGGCATCGTCGGCGCGACGCTTCAAGCGGTGTTCGCAAATCTTCCGGCGCTGATTACCGCTTCCGGAACCGCAGCCAGGGCCGCGCAGCCAAACCCTACTCCAGTGGGCGCGTAAAGGAGAACCGAATGTCATTCTGGAAAATTCTTGCAACCATCGGCGCGGATGTCGAGAAGGGCATCGCCGCAGCCGCGCCCATCATCGGCGCATTTGTTCCCGCCGCCGGGCCGATCCTGACCGAAATTGAGACAATCATCGCCGAACTCGAATTGGCTGGTCATTCGCCCGCGCCGCAAACCATTTCGGCTATTGCGCAGTCGGTCGCGCACATCGAAACGATCAAACAGGCAATCGACACCAAAGCCGTGCAGCCTACGCGCAGCCAACAGTTCCCATAACGGGACTCTCTCCAGCCGGGCGGGCGGGAATCCAACCCAACCCCTTGCCCCCGCTCTCCCGCTGGCAGGGGGACGCAACCCATGCCTGATACTGCCCGCGTGACTACCGCCGAACTGGCCGCTGCACTGATCGCGGTCTTCGAGGGAGACCGCCTGACCGCTTACCAGGACTCCGGAGGGGTCTGGACTATTGGCTTGGGGCACACCGCTGGGGTCCATGCGGGGATGGTGATCACCGAAGAGCAGTCGCTGGCCTTCCTGGAGCAGGACTGCGCGCCGCTGCTGGCGATGGTGGCCAATCAGCCGGTCTTGGCAGGCGCTGCGCTGGTCAGCTTCGGCTACAACTGCGGGCGCTACACCATGGAAAGCGTGATCGGCGGACACGATACCATCGGCGATCCTCGCCACACCACCGACCGCCACGGAACCGTCCTGCCAGGACTGGTTGCCCGCCGCAGGCTCGAGGAAACCCTGCTGGCGCTTGCAGCCGAGGTACCGGCCGCTGTGATAAGGTAAGCATAAGAAATGTCCACTACGGTAGTTCCGCCCGCTGCATCCTTCGATGCCAAAGCCTACATCAAAGAAGCCAATCAAGCCGAAGCTGATCGGCGCGCGGGAAAGGTACCGCCGATCAAATCCGGCTCCGAAGTGGGCACTCCGCCTCCCGGAGGGCCGCCGGTAGCGCCGCCAATCGATGGCGAACCGACACATGCGCGCGTATCGCGCAGCCAGCGCCGCGAATCCAACCGCCTGCGCGAGGAATTGGGAGCTGCGCGCGCCCGCGCCGACATGATGGCGGAAGAGTTGGAACGTTCCCGCCGTGCGGCGCCTGCAGCATCGGCAGCCGCGCCGGTAGCGGATCCCGAACCGCAGAGGGCGCAATTCCAAAGCGATGCCGAGTACAACCGCGCGCTGGGCCGCTGGGACGCGCGCCAGGAAGTCGCCAAAGCGACCAAACAGGCGGAAGCCAAGGGCGTGAGCGATGCGCAACTCCAGGCTTATCTGGACCGGATCGCCGCCGCCGACGAGAAGGCGCGCGAAGATCAAAAACTCTTCGCCGACTGGGACGCAGTACGCGAGGGCGCCGCCGAAGACCCTATCGAATTCAGACCGGACGATCATCCCGTCCTAATGAGTTTGATTGCCCTGAGCGATCAGAAAGCGAAAGTCCTCTACCATTTCGCCAAGGACCAGCAAGCGCTCCAAGCGCTACTGGATCTCGCGAAATCGCCTGACGAATTGATTGCCCGTTTCCATCGGCTCGAAGGCCGGCTCGAAAGGGAGTATACTCCGAAAGAGGAGAAGAAGGCTCCAACCGCGGCAGAACGTGACGCCGCGAAACCGGCCCCCAGCGAAACGGTACGGGTCAACGGCGGAACGGCCGCCCCGGATAAGACGCCGATGTTTATACAGGACGCCAGGGGCCGGAATGTGCTGAATCCGGCATGGAAGCATGAACGGAACGAAGCCGAAGTGCATCGGCACAGATAAGCAGTAAGGGCCACGCAAGCCCGGCGGAAGCCGAAGACCGCAGGCACCCCGCAGATGGCCTCACCGCCTGGGCGGAACAACCGAAGTTGAAATTCGACTTTTGGAGGTTCGCCGCCTATGGCAGGCAACTACGAAGCTGTACGACGCGAAGTCACTGCGGAGTTTCTCCGCATTTTCACCAACAATTGCGTGATGCCGAGGCTCCTGAAACGGAGCTTCGAGAAGTACTTCCAGGAGAACGTCAAGATCGGCGCGTCCCTCGACATCAAAACGGCGCTGCGCGTGGTGGGCGCGGACGGCCAAGCCTTCCAGCCGGAAGGGCTGATCCGCACGACCCTACCGCTCACGGTGGCTTACTGGAACCAGGAAGCGTTCGTGTACAACGATACCGAGGAAGCGTTGTACTTGAATGAGGACATCAAGAAGAACTACATCCACCCGCACGCAGTGAACTTGGCGAACAAGGTGGACAGGTACATGCTTCAGTACATGCAGGCCATCGTCCCCAACTGGACCGGCACTCCCGGAACGACTCCGACCAGCGCCACCCAGGGTCTCGTCCCCACGGCCTACCAGTCGGCTCAGACCAAACTCGATCAACTTCTGGCCCTGCAGGCAGACCGGTCCATCGTCTACAACGCCACCTTCAACCAGCAGGTGGTGCAGACGGTGAGTACGATCTTCCACCCCGGCGATGCCATCAAGACGGCATTTTTGAAAGGCTATCTGGGTGAGTACGCCGACTTCGAATTTTTCAAGGATGAGCAAGTCCCGTCCATGACTGTCGGAACTTACGCCGGCTCTGGCCAAGTGAACGGCGGAAACCAAACGGGCACCTCGATTCTCACCAACAACTGGACCGCGGCAAGCGTTTCGCTGTCTCAGGGACCGGGCGTGGACCGCTGCACGTTCGCCGGCTGCCTGGAGATCAACTATCAGTCGCGGTTGCCGCTGCCGGGAATCCTGAAGCAATTCGCTATCGTTTCTCCGGTCACCGATGCCGCAGGCGCGGCCACGTTCAGCGTGTTCCCTGGCGTGATTCCGGCGGGACCCTACCAGAATTGCTCGGCCAGTCCGACCAATGGCGGGGCGGTAACCATCGCGGGCGCCAGTGGCGCCGCGTGCGTGACGGCTTTCGCCTTCCAGGAAGACGCCTTCACTTGGGTCTCGATCCCGCTGATGGACGTTTCCGAATACGGCGCGAAGTGCTACACCCTCGGCGAGCCGGAGACGGGCATGAACATCCGCTGCATTCAGCAGTGGGACAATCGGCTCGGAGAGGTCACTACGAGGATGGATTTCGTCTGGGGCATCGCGCAGACGGAAGCCGATCACAAAAGTCTGGTGATCTTCGGCTAAGGAGCTATGACCATGAAACTCTTTTCAAAAATCTCGATTCTGGCTCTCCTGAGCGCCTTCATGGCCGCTGCGCAGACGGCAACGCCATCGACTACCCTGTGTGGCGCGCAGACCAAGGCTGCTACCACCATCTGCCTTACGAGCACCGCCAATATCGTCAACCAGGTGGGCGTCTACGTAGACGAGGAATACGAGCTGGTCCAACTCAGCGCTAGCCAAGTGGTTTGCACCGGACCCTGCCAGGTACCGGTGTCGCGGAATAACCGCGCGGGAGGAAGCGGCCCGACGTCGCACGCCAACTCCGCTATTGCCTGGGAAGCCCTGACACCAAGTCAGACTCCCGTTCCCGGCGCTAACGGGTTCGAGCTCGGAACGAACTTGACGGACATTGGCACCTGCACGCGGGCGTCCCTTTCCTACCTTCCAAAGATTTGGCCAAACCGGGGCATCAAGCGCGACTGCGTTGCGGTCACCAACAACGCTTCAGTTGGCGCTTGGGTCGATTTCGCGCCGATGTCGGGGCTTGACTTCACGAGTCCGACGCCGCTTTCGTCCATCGCGGTCAATGGCGCGCTCTCTGTGTCGAGCGGCAATTACATCCTGCTTACCAAGGCCGGCGTCATCGCCTTGACTCTGGCGGCTCCGACTGCGGGCGTGCAGGATGGCATGGTGATTACGATCACCGCCAACAACGGAGCCTATGCGGACACTCTGACTGCCACCGGCCTGATTCAGACTGGCGGCGCAGGCTCGCCTTACACCACGGCCACGTTCGGCGTGACCACGGCTTTCAACGGGGCGTCTCTCACCCTCAAATCGTACAATGGGTACTGGTACGTGGTATCCAGCGTAAATGTGGCGTTCACATAAGGAGCGATATGGCCGTCCAGAAGATTGACCACAATTTCGGCGTCAACGGGCACGCCACCGCGATCAAGGATTTCAAGCGGGCGCACGAAGAGAACACCGCGGGGCTGCTGAATGCCTTCGAAGGCAAGGAGGTAGATGCTCCGCGCCCAGTCCACGATCCCACGCACCCGGACAACCAGTGGCCGCGGATGGCGCATCACCCGGCCAAGGGTGAAATGCCCGTCGGGACGAACCTTAAAGGCGTGGACGATCCATCCAAGCGCAAGGCGATCCAGGCGGCCAATGAAAAAGTCTGGAAAGACGCGATGGCGAGCGGCTACCGCGCTGAGCCGTATCTCCGGCCCCAGGTTGCGCTCCACGATCCGGCCACCGAGAAGAAAATCACTGCGGACGAGTTGGCCCGGCTCCGTGGCGAAAACGCCATTCTGTCCGAGCGCCTCAACCAGCTTCTGGAACGCTTCGACGCCCAAGGGAAGACCAGTTAGCGCCGGGAGGGCGACGTGCCGAATCCCGTGGCCGTCACCGGCCAGTACATCATCAACAACGCTTTCACCGCCCTGGGAATCCTCGAACAAGGCGGCGCTCCTTCAGTTTCCGATTCGGTTGACGCCCTGGCGGAACTCAATGACATGTGGGGTGCCTGGGGAATCGACGAAGGGTTGATCTTTTCCTCGGTCGCGGCGCAGTTCGCATGGCCGGCGGCGACCCCCAGCGTGGGAATGGGCGTGACAGCGCCTCCCCCCTTCAATCAGATCGGCGTCCCAGCGCGCATCTACGATGCCCATATGATCCTCGGAGGAATCCGCAAGCAATTGAAAATAGTCGATTTGGAAACCTATACCGCCCATGGGGACTTGACCGCCACGGGCCTCATTGCCGACGAATTGCACCCGGACTGGTTCGTCAACGTTGGCAATGTGGCGGGCGTCTCGGGCTGCATCACGCTGTACGTATTCCCAGTCCCTTCAGGCGCGATCATCCTGGAACTCTCGGTTGGCATTCAGGCTTTTAGCCTGTGGACCCTCGCTGGGGCAAACGTTTACGTTCCACAGGGTTATGTCGATGCACTGAAGTACACCCTCGCCTACCGGCTCCTACCGCGTTTCGGCGTGGCGGTCCAACCGCAGGTGGCCGAGACGGTTACACAGTTGGCTGAAAAGGCTGAAGCGCGCATCCGCGAAATGAACGCGATCAACCGGCAACTGAAAGGGCAGCAAGGCGCGCTCCCCGGATCGCCCGGCACACCGGCCGCGCCGCAGATGGCT